CCGTGTATCGTATGGGTAAACCAACTAAAGCAATGGTTCGCACTGCTATCAATGCAGGCTACAGCTACACTGCTTAATCAGTGAATGATAGGGAGTACCGCCTTGGTGGTCTCCCTTTTTTTATATCTTTGGAGAGATAATGGAAATTTCAATTAAAAAAGAAGAACTTCAAAAGAAAAGTATTTTCGTTGCTACACCCATGTATGGTGGCATGAATCATGGCTTATATGCCAAGGCTTGTTTAGACCTACAGGCAATTTGTATGCAATATGGAATCGCAGTTAAATTTTCATTTCTTTTCAATGAATCTTTAATCACACGGGCAAGAAATTATCTTGTTGACGAATTCTTAAATCGTTCAGACTGCACTCATCTATTGTTTATAGATGCCGACATTCATTTTAATCCACAAGACGTTCTTGCTCTTTTGGCATTAGACAAAGAAGTTATTGGTGGACCTTATCCTAAGAAAGCCATCAAGTGGCGTTCAGTTAAGAAGGCCATGGAAAGAGACCCAAATATTGATGTTGGTGTATTAGAGAAAGTTACTGGTGATTATGTTTTTAATCCAGTAAAAGGTACGGACAAATTCTCTGTTTCAGAACCACTAGAAGTTTTGGAAATTGGTACTGGTTTTATGTTAGTTAACCGTGATGTGTTTCCTAAATTTGCAGCTGCATATCCTCAGTTGCGTTACAAACCTGACCATGTTGGCCAAGCACACTTTGATGGTTCACGTTACATTCATGCATACTTTGACACTATCATTGATTCAGTTGATTCAGCAACAGGTGGTGGCACAGACCGTTACTTGAGTGAAGATTATATGTTCTGCCAGTTGTGGCGTAAAATGGGTGGTTCTATTTGGTTGTGTCCTTGGATGCGTTCAGACCATATTGGTACTTATCACTTCAAAGGTGATATGCCAGCAGTTGCCAATTACGTTGGAGAAATGTAATGGATGATGATGTAGTCAAAGCATCACAAATAGCCACCACTGGTGGTCGTAAATTTGACGGCGACAAACTAGAATATGGTTTGTTGCCACCTCTTGCTCTTGAGGCCACTGTTGATGTATTGACATTTGGTGCTCAAAAGTATGAGAGAGACAATTGGAAAGTTGTACCTGATTCTAAACGCAGATATTTTGATGCAATGGAACGGCACATATGGGCATGGAAGAAAGGTGAAATCCTTGATCCAGAATCCGGTAAACATCACCTGGCACACGCAATGTGCTGCTTGATGTTTTTGTATGAACATGATATACTCTATTCATGTTAAATTTTATAATGAGGAACATAAATGAAAATTTCTAACGAGACACTGACGGTTCTAAAGAACTTCGTTGGTATCAATGCAAGTATTGAATTCAAAAAAGGAAACAAACTTGCAACAATTTCTCCCACCAAAACTGTGTTGGCAAAAGCCACAATCACAGATGACTTTCCACAGGACTTTTGTATCCATGACTTGAACCAGTTCTTGTCTGTACAGTCTCTGTATAAAGATGGTGAGATTGACTTTGATGACAAACACGTTATCTTCAAATCAGGTCGTAAGAAACTGAACTATCGTACCACTTCACGTAATGTTATCGTTACAGTGCCAGAAAAAGAATTGAACCTTCCATCGGTTGATGCATCATTCTCTTTGACGGCTGATGACTTGGCTAACATTATGAAATCATCTGCCGTGTTGCAATCACCTAACGTTGCTATCATGTCTGATGGTGACAAGATTTATGTTACATCTTTTGATGCAAATGATGATTCTGCACACGTTAATTCTACAGAGATTACCGATGGTAATGGTTCTGTATTCAAGGCTGTTTTCTTAACAGAGAACTTGAAGATGATGCCTGATTCATATGATGTGGAAATCTCATCAAAAGGTTTGGCGTCCTTCAAAAACACTAAAGGCGACTTGCAATATTGGATTGCAATTGAAGCTAAACATTCTAAATTTGGAGAGTAATATGATTTGGTTAACAGATGCCGTTAATGGCCATAAAGTTGCTGTAAATCCACATTACATTGTGGCAGTATTTCAAGTACCGGAATCAACTGATGAAAAACAAAATGCACTTGTAGGTAAGACTGCAATTAACTTGACTACTGGTAGTATCATTGTTAATGAATCTGAATTGGATGTTGTTGGACAGATGGTGGCAAAATGACTAAAGTAAATACATTGTTTGGTTCATTTGATGATGAACAATTGAAAAAACTCAAAGGTTATATTGATGAACTGGTTCTACACATGAGTAAGAATCAAGGCAACAATGAAGCAATGAAAGACATTGTGGACTTTGCACACGATGAATTGAAAATCCCTAAGAAGATTGTCAAACGTATGGCAAAGACACAATTCAAAAATTCTTTCCAGACCGAAGTGGCAGAATCAAAAGAGTTTGAAGCTCTGTTTGAAAGTATGAATGAGGTGAAATGATGGGTGAAATTAGAATGTGGACCGATAAGACTCAATACATTGCTGTATTAAGAAAAGAAATTCAAGTGTTAAAAACTCGTTATAATCCTGACCTTGAAGGCACAGGTCATTTTAATACGGCAATATCTGTATTGGAAGTCCGAGTCAAAGAACTTGAAGCCGACTTGAACTGGCCATTTCCGGTCTAAATTGATTTATTATATTATGGAGTATTTGAATGAACGAGCACATGTTGTGGGTGGAGAAGTATCGCCCTAAAACCGTTGAAGATTGTATTTTGCCTGAAGGTATCAAGGCAACTTTCCAAGAATATGTAAACCGTAAAGAGATTCCAAATCTTCTACTATCAGGTACTGCTGGTGTTGGTAAAACAACTATTGCAAAAGCCTTGTGTCAAGAAGTTGGTTGTGATTACATTGTCATCAACGGGTCTGATGAGTCAGGTATTGACACATTCAGAAACAAAATTAAGAACTATGCCTCATCTGTATCCTTGACTGGTGGCCGCAAGGTCATCATCATTGACGAAGCAGATTATCTAAATCCAAATTCAACTCAACCTGCGTTGCGTGGTGCAATTGAGGAGTTCGCTGAGAACTGTTCCTTTATCTTCACCTGTAACTTTAAGAATCGTATCATTGATCCTATTCATTCACGTTGTACTGTTGTTGATTTCAAAATCAATGGTAGTAAACCTAAGATGGCTGCACAGTTCTTCAAACGTGTTGAGTGGATTCTGGAACAAGAGGGTATCACATACGACAAACAAGTTGTGGCTGCCGTTATCACCAAACATTTCCCTGATAATCGCCGTGTTCTAAATGAACTACAACGATATAGTGTCGGTGGTACAATTGACAAAGGTATTCTTGCCTCAGTTTCTGATGTTAACCTATCTGAACTTGTTAAGGCTTTGAAAGACAAAGACTTTGGTTCTTGCCGTAAGTGGGTTACAAACAACTTGGATAGTGATGCCACAACCTTATTCCGTAAACTGTATGATACATTGTATGAATCATTGTCACCCAATTCTGTTCCACAGATGGTTCTTATCATTGCAAAATATCAATATCAGGCAGCCTTTGTTGCAGACCATGAGATTAATCTTATTGCGTGTCTGACGGAAATCATGGTTGAGTGTGAATTCAAATGAGTCCATTCGACTATGTTGATTTCATTTTACGCAAGAAGAAGCCTGATGTAGAATTGGATTACAAAGACTATGCACCATTTATTGTAAACCGTTCTTTGTCTTATCACCTGGATTGTATTCTATATGCAAATGATATGAACCAGCATCCAGGTGTTGACAAAGACATGCAATACCAGTATTTTCTAAATAGTATTAGACCTATGAAACGGGGTTTTCAACCTTGGCAAAAGTCTAAAACTGACGAGAATATTGAGTGTGTGAAAACCTATTTTGGTTATTCTGACGCCAAGGCCAAAGAGGCCCTACGTATTCTCTCCGATGAACAAATCGCTGTAATAAAAATAAAAACAGACACCGGCGGAGTGAAGAATAATGGTAAATCTTAATGACCTAATTGAAGTAACACTGAATGAAAAAGATGATTTTCTAAAGGTACGTGAAACACTAACACGGATCGGTGTAGCTTCCAAAAAAGAACAAATTTTATATCAATCATGCCACATACTCCACAAACGTGGACAATACTATGTGGTACATTTCAAAGAACTATTTGCACTAGATGGCAAACCAACAGACATTACCGAGAGTGACTTGGCTCGTAGAAATGCTATTGCCAACTTGTTAGAAGATTGGGGATTGGTCAAATTGGTAAATCCAAAACAAACTGAAGTGCCAGAACCTATATTTCTTTCTCAAATTAAAATCATTTCCCACAAAGAGAAGGCTGAATGGCAGCTCGTGCCCAAATACAATATCGGAGCTAAGGTTAAGAAGGATTAAGTTTACAATTGGTAAAAAACCACAAAATACTTGATACCTAGTATAAATACTAATATAATCTTAGTACCATCGTGATGGGAACGGTAAAGGTGGAACCTGGTCCTACCGC